GAATATCAGCCATATCTTTATGACCTTGTTTTTGTAATAATCCTGCTACAGTAGCTCTATCACTAGCTATAGCTTGTTTTAAATATAATAGAACAACTTGTGTCATACTATCTTTAAATGCTTGTGCTTGTGCTTTAACCATTGGGTCTGCACTATCGCTAATAGAAATTAATTTATCTATTATTCTTTCAGTCCAATATTCTGGACTCAAACCTTTATTGTTAGTTGTTTTAACTTCTATATCACCTATGGTTGTTTGAACATCTACACTAAACATTATGTTCTCTCTACTCTTACAGCATCATCTCTATAAGTATCCACAGTATTATATCCTTCACCTAAAACTTTTAATCTTGACATAGACTCTAAATATCTTTTTTCATATTGATTCATTAAATCTGCATCTCCTTTCATATACATATATCCTTCTATTAAAGAACCATATAATAATGCATTTCTTGCATTAGTTGATAACCATGTTGTACCACTATCAGCACCTGCTGTTAATGATGCTGGTCTATAAAAATAATGTAATTCTGCTGTAAAATTTGCATTTGGTGTTGGTCCAACTATAAAAGTAGTATCATCAAATAAAGCATAGTGTTTAGGTATGCCAGTAGTAGATGCATTTGGATAAGCTTCTCTTATAAAGTTTACATCTTTAAATAATAAAAAAGATTGTTCATCAGAGTTAGTTATAGACAAAGAAAAATTATCTAAAAAATCTGTAGGTGTAGCAAGATATTTATTACCTGATGTTATAGTGCCTTCTACATTTTTTCTAAAATTAGGTAGTCTTACAGTTTTTAAAATTCTTTCTTCTGCTTGTTTAATTACATTATTTATATTAGAAACAAAACTTGTTTCAGTATTTTGTAAATAATCTTGTATTAAACTTTTTAATTCTGAATATGTCATATTATCCTGTTGTTATTGTTACTTTACCTATAGTGCCACGCATTATTAATCCTGTTCCAGTTACAGGGTCAAAACCAAATAACTCTCTTGAATCTGCTTCTCCAGTATCAACTCTTGCATCATACAAAGATTGTGGGTCTATGGTTGACATACTATTTACATCTAGTTGTGGGTGGTCTGGGTCATAACAATCGTAACAAACTCTCAGTCCATTTCTAACTTTATTTTCTGTTTCGTATCTAAGTTCATTTAATTTGTAAGTAAATCCACATCTATCACAGATACCTAAAGCTTTTTTCCCTGCCGTATATGCCATGACTAAATGTGATTATTAAAAGGAACAAATCTTACTGATGCTCTTTCTCTATCTGCATCACTAACATCATTCCATAGTTCTTCGTATTTTTGTTTTATCATAGGCACTTTTTGCAAAGCATCATTGTTTTTACAAGCTATATTATAAGCTAATCCATAGGTCATACATGGTAAATATCTTGTAGGTACAGCTGTATTATTAGTGCCTACATTACCTGTATCTTCTATTTTTTTTACATAAAAATATACTAATGTATAAGTTTCATTACCATCTGGTGATGACCATAATTTTATGGCTGGAGTGCTAATGTTTCTATCAAAGTAAAATAAACTAGGTTTACCTTTATTTAATTTATTAGATATATGTGCATATTCACTTACAGATATTCTTCTTAATGTTTGGTCATTTTGTTTATTAACATCACTAGCATCTGTTCTTATAAATGCTTCTATAATATCTAAAACATTACTATCTAATGTGTAGCTTAATGTTCCTTCTGTTAAAGTTTGTGTAGCTTCTTCTACACTAAAAAGATTTAAACCTCTGTTTTGCCATTCTAAAAATAATAAATCTAAAGCTCTTCTAGCTGTTTTATATTCATAACCTGAACGCAATTCAAGACCACATAGCTCATATGCTTCTTCAATAATATCACTTAAATCTAAATTAAATGCTGTAGTTCCGCTTGTTGCCATTATCTATACCTTGCTGTTTTCTTAGCTATTTTTTTAGGTTGTTTTACAAATTGTTTACCTTTTTTAGCACCTGCTGCTTTAGCTCTATTGGTTGCTCTTTTTTCTGATGCACTTAATGCTTTCCATGCTTTGTCAGGTAAATATCTTTTTTTACCTTTACTTGGTTTTCCATCTGAAGTTCTCCATTTTTGTTTACCCCAGTCTTTTAAAGACCTTTGTGATTTTTTTAATGGCATTATTCTTCCTCTTCAAAACCTTCGCTATATAAATTATTAAATGTTATTTCAGGACTTAAATAACTTTCGTGTCCTTCTGCAGAATGTAAATATTGTGATGGTGCAAAATCTGGTGGTCCTTCACCTGTAACCCATAATGCAGGACTTGTAGCTCTTACTCTATTATTAGGAAGTGCAACAAAATTACCTTTCCATTTACAATCTTCTGTAATATATAACACATGAGATTGTTTATGTTGTGCAGGACAATCTGCTATTGAATTGCCTGTATAATCCACAGTAAACATATATTTAGCACGATAAAAATTATTATCAATTTTTGCTATCCAAGGACTAGAGCTTACTCTATCTATTACTACAACAGAGTGATTTCTTGCTTCACAATCCCAAGGTTGTGCTAGATGGTCTTCCATTGGTTCGCCCCAAGTATCACAAGGTATGTCTGCTATTAAAGCTTGTATAGGCATACGAGCCCACATAGCTCCACCATGAACATTATCTTCTTCATCAATACCTGTAAATACAACTTGAAAAGATAAAGACCTATCAGGAATAGTATTAACTGCTATTGCTATAGCGTGTAAATATTCTCCATGATATTGTTCGTGATTAGCAGTAAACTCTTTTCTTACCCAACATTTAAAATGCGGTATATTACTAATTAAGTAAGACATTACTTATATCCGCCACCTGCTTTTTTATAAGCTTTAGCCATCATTTGTGCTTTACGAGCAGACCATTGTCCGGGTTTGCCACCCTTACCACCTGCTTTAATTCTATTAAATATTCTTTTACGCAATCCGGGTTTTGTGTAATTACCAGCTTCATTAACTCTACTTTTAGTTTTTCCACCTTTTTTAAGCTTTATAGATTCTAAAGTTTTAGCTTGACTTGCGTGTGTTTTACTAGCTTTTTTTAAACCTTTTATTACTTTATTAATTTTTTGTGCTCTACTCATTATATAAACCTCGCTAAAAATACTACGCCCACAATAAAAGGATAAACTGCCCAAATCATATTATCTAATTTATCAAATCTTTTAGAACCATCTTCTAATCTTTTATCAATACTTTTATATAATGCTTTACACTCTCTTTCATGTGATTCAATAGCATTTAAAGCATCTTTAATTGTTGTCATTATTTTTTCCCATGTGCTTTCCTTATTGCTTCTTTGCCTTTTTTAAATATACCTGCTACTTGTTTTTTACCCATAACTTTTGCTCTTTGCTCTCCTACAGTTAATATCTGTATTTTACGAGCATAAGGTTTTTTTATTTTTTTTACTTTTGCAACTGTTGCCCTAGCATCTGTTGGGGTTGCAAACTTAATGCTAACTGTATCTTTAGGATTTTCGTCAGTGTATAACCTACGACCAGAGCCTTTAGGCTTTTTACCTGTTCCTACTTTTGGGTCTCTTTTTTTTCGCATTTTTTAAAACTTTATTTTTTTTTGATGCTGGTGCTTTTAAAGTACTTTGTCTAAAAGCAGTTCTGGACATTACCATTTTACTTTGTTTGCCCAATATGCTGCTGACATTTTACCCTTTCTAATATTTTTTCTGTGTCTAGCTTTGAAAGACTTTCTTTTCATTTTAATTCTACGAGATTCACCAGCTTTAGGTTTACCTGCAGTCTTTGCACCTTGTTGTCCAAATCTAATTGTTTTTACTTTGTCGCCTTCTTTAGCAACAACTATGTGAGATTTTTTAGGGTGGTTAGGGGTACGCTTTGGTTTATTGTACCCACTAACACCTGCTCTCTTTAAACGAGAATCTTTGGAAGAACGACTCATTGTTTATCGCTAAACTCTGCCGCCTATTTTCTTTTTAATCATCTCATTAAAAGTTTCTGGCATATTATTTTTAGCCGTTCTGCCTTTTTTCATTGATGAATATTTAGAAGCTTTTCTTCCACGTCTCATTGATTTATATTTTGATTTTTTCATTTTTTCACCTTTGGTTTTTTAGCTGGTTTTTTTGCAGCTGGTTTCTTTTTTGGTTTAAGTTCTTTGAGCATAGCATTGGCTTCTGCTTCTCTTAATGGTCCTGCTACTAATTCTTCGCCATTCCATATAACAAAAGCTGGGTCGCCATTTACAAAATGCCCATTTTCTTCTTTTTTAATTGTCATAGTTTTACCTATTCGTAAATTTTTGTTAATACTAATATTATAGAGTATGCATCTCCGTCTGAATGACCAACAGTTGTAAAGTCAATATCTCCGGTTACACCTGAACCTGCGTTATTAGGAATACCGGTAAATAAATCATAATACTCATCACCTGTGCTATCAGCTGGTAATGGCATAGCTAGAACATTAGTACTAGCATCAAATTCAATATTTACTCTCATTCCTACACAAGCCCAATATATTCTTGATATTGTTACTGAAGTGCATGACTGCCCTAAACTGTTAGCACTTAGAGCAGACACATCAACTTTTTTTACTGCTGATTCACCAGTTCCATCACTAGCATTAGTAAACTTCATAACAGCAATTTTATCGCCATCTTGAATAGTTTGTGAGGTTACTGTATCAGCCATAATCTACTCCTATGCGTCAGAAAATGCTGGAACATCTGCACCTTCTTGGTTACCCCAGATGTACCAATTAGTACTATCTTTAGCTAATATATTAATTTCAAACAAACCAAAGTCAGTTAAAGTTAATATAGAGTTAGAGTCACCATCTGAATATACAGAAAGATTATCTGCATTAGAATCTAAATGTACTATACCGCCTATATAGAAGTTAGTATTAGAACCTGTGCTAATAATTAAGTTTTCTGTTTCTTCTGCAGCACCACCATAAATTAATTTAAAGTAAACTCCTGCTGATGGTGAAGGTAATGTTAATGTGCAGTTCGCTGATAAAGCAGGAACAACAGAAACTCTACCACCATGAGTAGTCGCTGTTAAAGAAATAGCTGTTGTGTCAGCTAAAGCTACAGGAGTAACTTGCATACCATCACCATTTAAAGTGAACTCTGTAGTTACAGCACCTGTAGTTGAATTTTTAGATACGACTTGAAAGCCGTTCTCGGACCTGACTGGTCCATTAAAGGTTGAATTAGCCATGTCTTTCTCCTAAAAGAAAATATCTATCATCTTGGCAAAGTCTGCTAGGGCAGTTGATAGATAATTAATAAATCCCTAGTTACGAAAAAAGGGGAGCACAAGGCTCCCCATCAAGTTTAGCTTGAACCCGGTGAGCCGTAAATACCAAGCGGGTCTGACACTCCAAATGAGTATCTTTCTCTAGCTTTGTATCTGACATTTCCGGTGTCAAAATCTCCGTCCATAGATGTTTCCATTCCGGTTCTATTGAAATGTTTCATGCCGTTAGGAACATCAGTAATA